CATTTATTGTCATGTTGCCTGACAACACCACATAGTGTATGGTGCCATTGGCTGCATCTGGTGCGTATGTGCCTGTGGTTGTTGTACTAGTGTAAACTGTTTCACTGATAGCGCCGCCAAAACTTGCTTCACTGTCAAAAAACACAACACCTGTTGCTGAAAGTTCAAGATCAGTGTCTGCACTTGTAGTTGTTATTGAGGCAGCATCTTTCATGTCCATACCAGCACCACCTTCTACTGTGATTTTACCAGTGCCATTTGCACTCAATTTAAGATCACCGTTTGTGGTTGATGTAATCAATTGATTTGCTTCTAAATCAATGTTTTTGTCTGTTTTCACAACACCTGTGCCATTAGGTGAAAGTCTAATGTCTGCATTTGTTGTTTCTGTGAATATCTTTGATTGACCACTGGTTGCTGTGAGATTAATACCCACGCCACCTAGAACATTTACTGCTCCTGTGCCGTCTGGTTCTAAACCTATACTGCCGTTTGTGGTGCTTGTGGTTAATATGCTTGTTTGTACATCTAAATCACCACCAAGTTGAGGAGTGGTATCCTCAACAATGTTTTCCAACTTGTCGTTGTTAAGATTTGTCAGGTTAGCGTCCATTTCTGCTGTGCTCAGAGCTGAACCTTTACCTGTTCTTGTTACTATTGTTGCCATACCTACTCCTCTCTACTGGTTTACGCTAATGTTACTGTTAGGTTACCTGAAGAAATTTGGAATGTATCCCCTGTTTCAATGGTTTTGCTTGAAGTAACTGCTCCGTGGAACAACAAGTTACCTGCACTTGCTGCATCGTGGATTGACACGTGAGTGATTGTGCCCCAGTTTGCTGTTGCTGCTGGGAAAGTGATTGTTGCGTTTGTGCTTGCACTGCCACTTGAAGCTGCTGCGAAACTTGCTGATTGGCGTGCATATGAACCACCAGAAACTTCTGTTCCTGAATCGTCATCGTTTGGTGAGCTTGTATACAAACCTACATATACTGTTGTTGGCGATGTATACGCTGAGTTGCTGAGAACGTGATCTAATAGTTCGTTCTCTAAATAGTCTGATGCTGCTGACATGTTGAGTCTCCTTATGTTGTCTGCAATATATTACAAAAGCAGACTCTTTTAGCCTGCTGTATGTATTTATTCAAAACGAAAAAAATCACTGAAAAAAGCTGAAAAAAGTTTAGGTTTTCTCAACTGGTTCCAATGTATCTAAATCTACACGATAATTTCCGTAATTGAATGTCCTTGGTTGTTGGATGTATGGATCAGATGTATCCGCATAAGGCTTGTTTGACCTAAATGTAAATTCACCTGTGTTTTGATCATAATAAAAATACCACATGTTTTACTCCAATGTTACGAAACTGATTGTTGCTGCATCACCTGATGGATTCAGTGTTTGTGCTGCAAAACCTGTTATGTCTACCACTGCTTTGTTGCTGGTTATGCTGGCTGGCACATCTTGGTCCAGTGTTAGTGTGTTCACAACCTGTGCAGTTACCCTATAATAACCTGCTTCCGCATCTGTGATATTGAAAACATGATCGTTGCCTGTGTATTCTTTGTAGACACTGCGTTGGGTTGTATAGGTAACATTGTCTGCACTGTAATCCAGTGTTAGTGTAATAGGACAAGCACCTACATAATCTCTGCTTTCTTGCACTTCATCTACATAAACATCATAATCAACAACACCATATGGTCCTTCAAATATGATCTGTAGATTTTTCACTGCCACAGTTTGCAATGTAGCACCAAATGTGCCTGTAGGACTGTTCAATGCTGTGTCAACTGTGGTTGTTGAGAATCCTAAATCCAATGAATTGTATACAGGCACACCACCGTCTGTGATAGCAGTTTTACCTGCATCTGTTGCCAATGCTCTACCAACTTGTGTACCTACTGTTTCGTCACTGACTGTTTGAACATTGGTGTTGTTTTTCACAGCTGGTATACCATTGCCCACTGTTCTTGTTAATTTTGTAAGATCATTGTAGTTGTAGGTGTCATCTGAATATTCAACAGCCACTATGTCTACAAATATTTCACCTGCTTCAGTGTCAGTTTGTGTTATTTCAACAATCCTAAATTCTTTTGCAGTCCAATCAAAATACTCATTGGTGATATCTATAACATCACCAGGTGCTAGATCCAAGTTTTGAAAGTCTGTTGTAAAACTTACAGTTTTTGTCAATCTGCTCTGTTTCAATTCAGTGATTGCTATCACATCTGCTTGTATACTATTGTTTACAAAATCAAACTCAATGGTTAATTTGTTGTCTGGTTCGTAATCAAATCTGTTTGCCACAGGTTCATCATATCTAATGTAATCTGCTCTGTCTCTAATGTCACTGTTGGGAAATTTTATTTCACAGCTATTGTACAATTCTTCAAAAGGTATTTCACTGACTGTGATGCTGCCAATGATGTTGTTGTCATTAAAACTCCTAGTGCTGGCAGTTGGTTTGTTGATCACAACACCATATTGAAATGTCCATGGATCCCAAGTGAGCCACGCTGCACTGGCTGCGGCTAATTTTTCAGCGTTTTGCCAAACATTCTTATTTGTGTCTACCAATCCGTTGATTGCAAATGCTTGTTGTTGTGAACTCATCTATTGCTCCTTATATCTCAAACACAATTGCTGAGAATTGTGATGCTCCTGGAATTGATCCAGTTACTACCAAATAACTATCACTGAGTTTTACTGTGGTTTCTTGTGCAGATGCTACATTTGGAAAGCTAGAAGGTGTTGTGTCAATGGTATGAACAATTGTTCCGTCAGTTATATCAAATACCAAAATTTCATTAAGAGTATTTGAAAACCCAACTGCTACATAATTGTCACTGGCATCCATATGTGCTCTATTAGTAATACTAGATACTGCGGTTGTATGAGTGTGCTGCCATACTTGATTGCCTGTTGATAAATCATAAACAGATACTGAGGGAATATTACTCTGACCACTTTCATATATTACACCATATTGGTTGTTGCTTATTTTGACTGTTGTTCCAAAACCTGAACCTGAACTATTAGGGTTGTTAATCGTTCTTAATAAACTACCAGAATCTGGATCGTAAACATAAACACTGCCTCCAGGTTGGTTTCTTGTAGCGGATATAATTGCATAATCTTCACTTATGTCCACAGCACCTCCAAACTCTTCATCTACACTTGTAGATGGCGATGGATTAGGTATTGAATGTCTTACTGTTCCATTTGCATTAAAAATATAGGCAGCACCGCCCTCATTCGCGTGGTCTGTAGAACTGTTGCTTTCAGCAGGTGCACCCACAATATACCAACCAGTTGTTCCACTGTTCATTCCTACAGCATATCCAAAATAATCTCTTTCTGCGGCAGTAAGAGAACCTGTTGCTGGATATACATCTGGATTATCTATTGTGGTCAAGTTACCATTGCTTAAATCGTAGCGATATAATATTCCGTGATCAGTTAACGCACTGGCGCCAGTGCCAACATCTTTTATATAATCGCCTATTATAGCAACACTAGAGTTCATTGCTGTAGCCTTACCACTATCACCAAAATTTTCATAGCCTACAGGTGCATTTAGCCTGTTAGTACTTAAGGTTCTGTTAGATAAATCATAAACCTTATATTCACTAGACGAAATAGGTGCTAACATTTTGTCATCTAAAATATAACCTGAACCTGTTACGCTTGATATATCCCATTGATTTATACCTGAACAACTCAATGAAGAAACAACTTGGGCTTCTAACCAATAATATGGGAAATACCAAGTAAATTCTGCGTTCATTGTGGTAACTGGTCTAGCTATTATGTTTGCTGTGGCTAACGATGGTGGATCAATTTGACTTCCACTGGCAACACCACTAAGTGTTATACTACCAGGATCTCTAAATCGCATTGCAAAAATAGTTGTGTTTGCAATAGCCGCTACGTCAGCTACTACACCTAAATATATTTTTGGTATTGCACTTGTGCCAAATTGTGTTGTTTGATCACTGATGAAGTCTGTGCTATTGATTACCTGTATTGCTACTTCTTGGCTGCTACTCAAGTTGTTTGACAATTCAAATCTTATCAACACCTGTGCATCACTGCGTCCAAATGTAACATCCATTGTTGCCAATATAGCATTCACAGCCGTTGTATCACCTATAATAGTAAACACACCTGTTGATTCATCAAATGTAATTTCTGCTGGTGATCCATCTGCATCAAAATCTACAATGCTGCCTTCAGGTGTTGCACTGATACGCAATGTCCAATCAGGATCAAATGAACCTGGTCCTGCGTTGGTAATGCTAACAGTTGACATATCTGTTTTTGTTTCATAACTGACATATTCTAATGTAGGTGCTGTGGTGAAATATTGAACTGCGTTTACAGTTAGATCTACATCCCAACCTACCTGTGTTCTGCTGCTGTCTTGGTTGTCAGAATAATAACTGATTGTGCCTCTAAGAGTAATATCGCCTGAAAAACCAAATTCAGGTGTAACTGTTGCGTTTCTAACTGCTAACCAATCGCTGGCACTGCGTATGTCTTCTACCAACCATACATTGGTTGTGCCTACCCGTTGTGTTGTAACATGTGCAGGAAGTGTGCCCCATTCTACATTCACTGGACTTGTGAAGTTTGTCAAATCAATTTCATATTGTACTTCTGCCACATCATACTGTGTGATATCATTTATGTTGATACCCCATGGAAAGACAAATGTGTTGTTTTCATTGATTGTTAATTCTTGGTCAACTGTTGCACCTCTATCAAAAATAACCTGTGCTGTTCTCAAGTCCGTATAGGTAATTGGTGTAAGAGCATAATTGTTGAGATCTTGTAAACTGCTTATTGTCATACGCTGGTCACCTTTATGTTGTTTACATTGATACCACATCCATAAACATCATTTGTGAGATAATCGTATAAAACATCACCTGGCTGTGTAAGGCTGTTGCCTATGTCAAATTTGAATGTTGGTATCCTGTCTAAGTTGAGATCTGGATCCCATGCAACCCTAATGATTGCAAAAATTAAATTGGTATTGTAGTGCTCAGGTGTCCATGTATCAAAAACATTTCTTGCATCCACTGCCGTGCCTGATGTTTCAAAACCCACTGGCAGTATGTGATTGGCGCTGCCATTGCAGTACAGATACACACCTAGCTTGTTTGCATAATTTGTATTCACATTGCCTTCTGTGTCAGTGAGGCTGGCTGCTAGTTGTCCATCGCTTTGAAAGTTGAGTTTTTGATTGTCTACCCACACATTGAAAAATTCATATGAACTAGGTGTGCCATCTATCTGTGTGCCTGTTGCCATTGCCAGTGTGATTGCAATTTGCAGTTCATATCCATTGCTGCGTAAACAAACATCTGTGATAGTGCCTGAAAAACTTGCTCTACCATACAAAATAGGCAATTTGTATTCTGTGTTTGGATCAACCTGTATTCGTGTTGCTTCAATGGTGCGTTTTTCTTCTGCTTGTGATACTGTGTCGCTTTGTTTGATTATGTTTGCTGTGGTAACACTGGTGGCTTGGTAGTTGTTCACTGCCATTGTGTCTTGTGTGTTTCTCACACCTAATGTGTTTTGTATTAGATTGAAAACTTCTCTAAATTTAAGAACACTGGTTGCTATGTTGTCAATGAAACTCATTTAGTACCTCCAAAGAACCATTCTGCTTCTTCCAATGCAGGTATGTTGTCAAATGAAACATCAGCATCATTGGTAAGATAGCGTAAATCAACTGGATTGGTTCTTACACCTTTGGTTAGTCGTTGCAGTATGCCAGTTAGAGGCACACAATCCATCAATATTGTAACAGTGCCAAGTCCTGTTTCTGGATCTATTGCATCTTCCATTGTGTAGGTGCTAACATAGCCAGCAAATCTACCTGTGATACCACCTGTTGCTTGTGGAAAGTCCAAGTCTGATATTGGTGTGTTTGTACCACTTGCAAAAAATGCTCTATAAACTTGTATTGTAGAACCTTTGATGCTGCTATACAGAATTGCTCGTGCATCGTTTGCTGGTATTCCTGAGATACCAATTGATATTTGTGCATTTGCGCTGCGTAGAGCGTTTTTACTTGAGGTTATGGTCAACAATGGTCCTAAACCTGTGTAGGTTCCGTCAGTGGTTGTAACATCATAGATTGAATCGTTGTATCTCAGTGTGGTCAGGCTTGGGAACGCTGATTCACTGGTGCGATATTCATCTATCTGATGTTTTACCATCAATGTGCTGCGGAATGCGTTTAGGCTTTGTAAACTGGTTGTCAAGTCAGCACCTCTTGGAATACAAATGAACCATCCCATGCTACTTGGTTGCGTTCTACAAAATACCAACTTGGCAAGCTGGTACAGATAACAGTGTGTTGACAATTACCACCTACACGCAAATCATAAGTGCCTGCGCTTTCATCAACTGGTGGTCTGTGTGTTGGTATAACAGTGTCATTCCATGCTACGTTTTGTGTAACCATGTAGACCCTACCACCTACTGGCTGTATCAAATCACCTGCTTGAAAAACAAAACCTGAAGTTATTGTAACACCTGTGGCAAATGTAAATTGATCTGACAAAACATTGATCCTTACATTTGCTATGTTTGGTTCATCACCTCTATACGGAAACATCCATGAAAAACCTGAGTTGGAAAAATCCACTGTGTCTGAATTCAATCTATCTTTGATTGTATAACCTGAGATCACTGTCCTGTATTCTTCACTCCATGGCACACCATTTGGCATGGTTACCACATATCTCCAAAATGCGTTGCCTCTATCTACACTACGCACCACACCTGATCTTGTTTGTGTTTGTGCTACCTGTGTCCTGTATTCAAACTGTAGATTGGCACAGTTATCAAAAACGGGTTGCCAACTCATCGTCTACCTCCTATCAATTGTCCTCTTTGAACCACTGCGTGAACAAAACTAGGATCTCTTGCCAACAGTGCCCTGAAGCTGCTGGCGTCTACTGCGTTGATATTGTATGTGACCTGCTGTGGTTGCATTTGACTCATTGGTGTTACCTGTGCTGGTCCACTTACTAGTTCAGGACCTGCTTCTCCTACCACACCAAATTGTCCTTTGGGTATAAATCCACCTTTGGCAAAGAAACCTGCAAATGGATTTGAGAACGAGAATCCTCCAAAGAAGTCTCCTACCCTACCAGCTGCACTCCTGATGCTGCCCATAATGCTTGAAAGTCTACTGCTTACACTGCTGGCTAGGCTGCTGATTGAATTGTAGATGCTGTTGCTAACAGTACTGACTTGATTTCTCACGCTCTGCAAACTGATGCCTGTTATTTCTTGGAATCTATCTGCGATTGAACTGGCTACGTTTTGGAATGCTGGTATAACCTTGCCTATGGTGTTTGCAATGCTTTCTATCATGCCTGAGCCCATGCCGTCAAAATTTTCCAACACTTCTCTTGCCATGTCTGGCACAACTGAGTTGCCAACCACATAGTCATACATCCTACCAAACCAACCAGTAACACCATCATAGGCTGCTTTGGCTTTTTCTACAACACCACCTGTCATGTTTGAAAATGCTTCTGCCACAGCACTGCCCATTTCTCTTGCTTTGGTTATAACCTGTCCAAAGAACTCCAACACGGCTGTGATTTTATCAATTACAAATTGGATTGCTTTACCTATGAGATTGAATCCACCTTCAAGTGCTGGCAATGCAAATTCTATCAATGGTGTGATTGCACTGGCTATCAAACCTAATACTTCAAATACCTTTTGCATGATTGGGAATACCAAGTTTGTCAACACTGTGCCTATAAGACTAAACACAGGTTCTAGGTTAGCAAATGCGTTTTTTACACCTTCAATTATACCAGGCATTCTTGCTAATAGATTGTCTGTGAAATCTTTCATGTAGGGCAATAGTGCGCTGACCAACTGTGTACCAATTGACTGTATCTGTCTGCCCATTGCAGCCATGTTGTCATTGAATGCTTCTGCGTTGTTCAGTGTTTCTTGGTCTACGAAGTTTGTGCTTTCGCCTGCTCGCTCCATAGCCGCTGCCATGTCTTCAGCTGATCCTGCTACTTCACCCAATGCCCTGTTTACAATTGGACCTAATCTAACACCAACTATGCTTTGGAATTCTTCTGCTGTGATAGCACCTTCATTGAATGCCACATTCAATTTCTGTAGCAGTTCAGGACCTGACAGTAGTGCGCCATTTGCGTCTTGCAATGACTCGCCTATTTTGGCCATCACTGATTCTGCTTGTTTACCACCTCTGCTGAGTCTGTCAATTGCTCGTCTTGATGCTTCAACATACTGTTCTTGGCTGATGCCTGCGTCTGCTAATATGGTGCCAAATCTTTGGAATGTTTCCTGTGCAGCATCACCTTCAACATTTAGGTTCCTTGCTTGTTTGGCAAGTGCGTCCATTGAATCTACTGTGTTTTGTATACCTTGGATTGCTGCAAATCCACCAAATGCTGCGGCTGCACCTGCTGCTAGTGGTCCTAGTCTACCTAGACTGCCCAACAGTGAACCAACGGCACCTTGTGTTCTACCTAAATTCCTACTGGCCTGTTCTGTTTCAATCTCCAGTATATACTTGTCTCTGGTCGTGGCCATTAAATCCTCCTCACGAATGCTTGGATGGCTTCAACTGTGGGTTTGGTCATACCATCTGGTGCTTGTTTTGAATAACCGTCATTTAGACGTGTGGCATAGTGATAGTTTGCTTCTATGCCCTGTTGGACTCTGCGTGTTTTGCTTCGTGCGTTGCCTGTGCGGATTGGTGTTATGCTGCGAAATTCTTCTGCTGCATAATCTTTTATGCGGTTGACCTGACGATCTACCTCAGTTAACCTTGCTCTTATTTTGCTTCTACCCACTAACGCCATTTTGTGCCCTATCTATCATCGCTTGCAAATGCTCTTGACTGTGATGTGTTGGAGTATGACCTTTTGATACCTTGAGTTCTCTCCAACGCTCATATTCAATTGCAGTCAATGCAATCTGTAAATCCATTGTATCGCCAGACCTCAGTATCTCACTTGGTAATTTTGAGTAACGCTGTCCCATCAGATCCAACCACAACATCATTTCTGTGTTGCGATCTATGTTTTTGAAATCTGGCGGTTTAAGTTTCCCAATTGTGCTACCACTGCATTCATCATGTCAACCATCACTGCTGGTGGCAATTGGTCATCAGGCTCCAACATGTTTTTGCCCGCTGCGTCCAATACCAATTCACGGATAACCTCCAACATGGCACCAGTGTCTTTTTGGTCTACCATTGAAAGTTTGATATATGTAGGCATGTCATAGCGATCGTACATGTAGAAGTCCAATGCTTCTCCATATTCATCAATCACATGATCTGCGTCCAGTGAAATTTTGTGTAGTTTTGGTTTTTTTGCTGCTGCTTTGAGATCCATCAATCCGTCCTCTCTTTTAATCTGTTTGCCAACAACAAGCAGAACTTGATTCGTCTGTTGGCCTTGCTAATATCAGCCTCTGCTGTAGCAATCTCTTTGCTGGCTTTGGCTGCTTCTCTGATCACTGTGTCTATCATTTGCTGATAGGTCAAGTGATCAAGTATCGTAGTCTTTTGATCCATATGTATTTACCTATGTAAAAAATACCCCCCAGTTAAGGAGGGTATTTTAATTGTTTTAGAAGCTACCTGATGTTGCTATCGTGTAGTCACCTGTGATTGTTAATGTAACTGGTGAAACCCATACAGGTTCATCAGCACTAACAGTAGGTGCAAGTCCAGTTATGTAACCGTCACCTTCAATGTATTTGCCTGCTGAACCGTCTGATTCATCACCCATATACAAACTGAAAGTCATCAGTGTTTTGTCTGTGCTTGCGCCAAAGATGCCTAGTTCTGCTGCTGTTGCTCCGCCTGAACCAGTTGTTCCAAAAAATGTAGTTTGGTTCAACACTAGGTTTGTGTTCAATGAGTTGGTCGCTGTAGTTGCGATCTGTTTCTTTGAACCTTCATCTAGCTGTGTCCAAGTAAAAACATCATTGGCAGCATTGATAGTAATATCCTGCAGACTTGGTATTGTCAGACCAGTATCTGAACCGTTTGACTGAACCTTAAGTTTAAGGACAGCTTCTACGTTACTGACACCTGGTGCTGGATAAATGTAGTTTGCCATGTTGTCTTCCTTATGCTATCTTTACAAATGTTAATTCTACAGTGGTTACCTGTAAATCATCTACTATGCTGGTTGTGATTGTACTGTCAGTGCTGTTGAAGCCCTTTTGCACATCCTTTGCAGCCAACAAATAAGTTACAAGCTCACCATAGTTGTTTGGTGTATTTTTGGCATCATTGCTGAAAATGATTTCCAATCTAGTTGTGAGAATATCAACATTGTTTCCGTCTAAACTGCGAAACAATGAAGTTTGATCAAAATCCTCTTCATCAACGAATATGGTCAATGGATTTTTAAGGTGGAGTGGAGTCCCGTTCTCAAGATACGGTAACTCCCTTGAGAAGTTATAGCGTTGTAATGGCGCTGCCACGATATAGTCTATAACTGTATCTCTCATCTTACTCTCCGTAACCTAAAATTGCCATATTGTTTTTCGTCTGTTTGGATTGTAGCATCCCCATCAAAGTCATACCAATCACCTGCGTTGATCAACTCTTGGAACAATCTATCTGCACGATTCCTGTAGTATCCCATCTTTTGACGCTCGTTTGAATCATCGTCGCCAAAGTCTGCGATGCCTGGTAAGATATAATCACTCAAAGCCCAGTAGACACACAAGTCTGTGAAGTCTGCTTGTCTTGCCTGAATGTTATCTGGATCAGGATTAGGAATGTCCTTCCTGTTGACAGAGCCGTTATGTGTTGAATAAAGACTCTGCCACCAATCTGTGTGCTTGATATTGTCCAGTATCCGTGTTGTTGCACGAATACAAGCTGTCTCCACAGTGTCATCAGTAAGACTCTCATGTGAATCAAACAAACGAGGATCAGCTGCAAACACATCGCTGTATTCCGCAAAACTGATTGTGTTTGAATCTTCAACTATGAAAGCCATACTCTACTCCCCTTACGCTGCGTCTTTGATTAGAACACCGCGAGTTGCGTCAATAAGACCACACTTAGCATGAAGACTTGCAACCACATCACGACCAACTGCTTCTGGACGTCTTGCGATCTCAAGATCAATGTTTTTCTGCATTGCGATTCTCATTGCATCTTTTGAGAAGATAGCCATTTTAGAACCTGTAACACCTGTGTTTGTGTCGTTTAGGAAACTGCTGACAAAAACTTGTACACCCATTAGTGTACCAAAAAATCCTGATCTCATTGCTTGGCTTTGGAATTGATCGCCACCTGCGAAAGCTGTTCCGCCAATGTCGTTCATCAATGCTGCGTATGCGTTTGTTGAAACCACACCCATAAGTGGGCCTGTTTCGCCTGCCCCTCTAATGGTAGCAACGGCAGATGCCACTTCCGCCATGTCTAGATCACCTGATGTGATTTCTTGACCTGTCAATGTGCCCATTACGCCTGCAACATCTGCGTCAAATGCTGCTGATACTGCGTTACCTAGTGTGCGTCCAATTTCAGTTGGGTCAATGTTACCTAGGTCACGAACCACTGAACGTGCTGCCCAAATTTCACAGCTGATAGTGTTCTTTGTGTCTGCTGGTAATACAGTGTCAAGATCAACACCTGGTGTTGCTTCTGAAGTTAGGTTGGTTGCTGTAACAGCGGCTAGTTCTGGAACCTGTAGAACACCGTTTGGTGCTGAAATTACAGGAATCATGTCGCCACCTAAGAATAACGAACTTTCATGTGCAGCGTATACTGTAGCTGCTTTTACTGGGACAAACAGGGCGTCCGTATTAAACCCTGATGTGTATGCTGAATTTGCCATGTTAATCTCCTTGATTTGGCTATGTTATTATACGAGACCTTTTCTACGAGCTTCCCCG